TCATCTATCAGTTCCAGGTCGGCTCTTTTCGGTTATTGACGGGTAGAGGCTTGACGGTGGAACCAAAGATTGGTTCTCTGGCTGGCTGGCTGGCTGGCTGGCTGGCTGGCTGGCTGGCTGGCTGGCTGGCTGGCTGGCTGGCTGGCTGGCTGGCTGGCTGGCTGGCTGGCTGGCTGGCTGGCTGGCTGGCGCGCCGAACACTCGCACCACTTCCCCAATGACGTAAAGCCTATCACCAAACTCCGCAGCGGGCACGAACTCCTCCGGGTACAGCTCGTTGTCACTCATGACGCGATAGCCCGCGGGGAAAAGTGCGTACTCCAAGCGCTTCACGCGCAGGTGGCCGTCCAGATTGATCGCATATACCCCCTCTAGCGCCTTGTCCCTATTGATGTTGAGCTTTACCAGCAGCTTGTCGCCGCTACTAAAGGTAGGGGCCATGCTGTCGCCTATGGTGTTGATGATGCACAGCTCGGCGTGTTCCAAGCGTTCCTGGCGCAGCCAGCTTTGCGGCACATGCCAGTAATCCAGAATGTTCTCCTCAGAGATCCATGCGCCAGCACCTGCAGCAGCTTCTACCTCGTACATGGGGATAGATGCGCTTTTAAATTCATTTATATTTGCGATATCGCATTTTTTTACAGACTCACCAGACGCAAGCCATGCCAAGGGGGTTCCTGTGGCATCGGCAATGCTAGCCAAGACAGATAGTGTTGGAGAGGTTTTATCTGTCAGATAGTTCCTGATGGTTGATTCAGTTACTCCGCAGAGCTTTGCAAATTGAACGTTAGAGGCTCCTTTCATGACCCACTTTAACCGCTCACTGAAGCGGTTTTTTTTCATATCAGGAAAAGACTGTTGCGCGTGAAACTTGTCTGTAGTGGTCTTTTCATCATAAGTGACTGTCATAAAAGGAAAATCTCCACGCAATGTAGGTTCGCAAATAAAAATGAAATAAACCGCAAAAAAATCTTGTCTCGCAAACTTTTGCGATCAATACTTTACGCAGTCCCGATTATCAGAGTTGATTACCGGAACCGCATAAACAATGGAGTATCACAGAATGATCCCAGCCGGACAAGACTGGCCACGCGCTTATATTCGCGCTGTATTGGCTGCAAAAGGTATAAGCCTTCGTGATCTTTCACGAAATCAAGGGCTAAGTGAGGACACGCTTCGCAATGCTTTGTACCGACACTGGCCAAAAGGGGAGCAGCTCATCGCAAATGCGATAGGCGAGCCTCCCGCAACCATCTGGCCAAGCAGGTATCAAGAGCAGATTCCCCAAGTTGTAGGATTGAATCAGGTTGCATGAGGTCTATATGTGGTTAACAGCAGATCAGTGCATGGGTTTTCCAGGCTTCCCAAGCCGTGTTCATAACGTCCGGGCAAAGCTGAATAAGCTTTCTGAAACCAATCCGGACTGGCGCCGTAAGCGCGAAACTGGCAAAGGCTACGAGTACCACATCGACTGCCTGCCCGCAGAAACTCAGCGCTATCTGCGCAAGGAAGAGGCCAAGCGTCAGATTGCAGCCCTGCCCAAGCTGTCTGAAACGGAAGTGGCTGCCGAGTTGGCCACAACCCAGCAGGCCATCAAAAAACGTAAAGCCGGGTCTGCTGCTCGCACCATGCAAATGAAACCCGAGCATCAAAAGAAGGCCGTTATCCGCGCCGGACTGGTTCGCCAGTACGAAGGCTTTGTCGCCGCTCACCCTGGCGTCAAAAAAGGCGAACTGATGGCGATGTTTATTGAGCAGGTCACCAGTTTGGCTCTGCCCTATGCCAAAGAGCACAAGACCGTCATCGACATGACACGCGTCAATAAAACAACGCTCTATCGCTGGATAGGGTTGTTGCACGAACAGGGCGCCGATGCGCTGGCCATTGAGGCCAAGAATGCACAAAAGCGGGCTGGCGTGTCATTGATGGACACTCAGCCAGAACTGACCGAGTTCGCCATCGCCATGATGGTCGAGTACCCCAGCGCCAATGGCCGCATGCTGTGCCGCGCCATGAAAGCCCACTTCGGTGAAAAGTACCGGTTGCCGTCTGATGGCCACATGGGCCGCTGGATGATTGCCTGGAAGGCGAAGAACGCCAACGCACTGACCGCCATGACCAATCCGGACGAGTGGCGCAACAAGTACATGCTGGCCTTTGGCGATGCCTCTGAGCATGTCACCGCCCTCAACCAACTGTGGGAGCTCGATGCCACCCCGGCGGATGTGGAATGCGTGTGGGAAGGCAATCGCAAGCGGGTACATATCACCGGCGTCATTGACGTATGGAGTCGCCGCGCCCGGATGTTCGTGACTGAAACACCACGGGCATCTGCCACCGCTCAACTGGTTCGCGGCGCCATTCTGGACTGGGGCAAGCCCGAGGTGTGCAAAACAGATAACGGCTCCGACTACGTCGCCCAGCGACTGGCGCTCACCTTTGACAACCTGGACATCTTGCAGGTGCTGTGCACTCCGTTCAGCCCACAAGAGAAACCGCACATTGAGCGTTTCTTCAAGACCTTCTCGCATGACCTGCTGGAGCTCAAGCCCGGTTATGTCGGTCACTCGGTGGCCGAGCGAAAAGGCATTGAGTCCAAGCGTTCATTTGCCAAACGTCTGATGACCAAGGGCGAGCTGATTGAAGTGCGAATGACCCCGGATGAGCTGCAAGCCTTCTGCGATGACTGGAGCAAGGTCTATCACCACCGTCGTCATGCGAGCTTGAAGTGTTCACCTGCCGAGCAGGCCGCCAGCTACCAGGGTGAGATTGAGTTGATTAATGATGAACGGGCGCTGGACATGCTGCTGGCCGAACCGGTCAACGGCGGTGGCACCCGCACTGTGTCCAAGAAGGGCATCAAGATTGACAACATCTGGTACGTCGCCGCCGAGCTGGTTGTGGGCGACCTGGTGCAGGTCTATTACGACGAGCGTGATATGGGCCGCCTTGTGGTCTACAGCGCAAACCATGAGTTTTTGTGCATCGCTACCGCGCCGGAATACTTAGGGGTTTCTCGTCGCACCCTGGCTCTGGAAGCCAAGAAAACCCAGCGCGCCATGTTGTCTGAGGCCAAAAAGCTGGCCGAACGCGCCAAGCGCAAGCACAGCGTCAAGGACATCGCCGACAGAATACTGGCCCATGAAGTGGAGAACGCGGATGGACTGGCGGCCACGCTCACCCCATCAGCCCCGGCCATAGTGTACGAGCCAGCCGCGCTGATGGCGGCCAGGGAAGCCCGCGAGGCACTGGAGGACATTGACCGCGAACCAATGCCAGGGGATAGCCTGCCGCCACTGACAGTGGAAGACCTCGAAGAGGTAATGGCTCAGGTGCGCAAAGACAAAGGCATCAGCGACGAAAGCGAAGAGGCCAAGTGGGCGCGCTGGCTGGCGATGGATGCCAAGGCAAAAGCCGGAGAGGAATTATCAGAATTTGAGCTGCGCTGGCAACGAGGTTACGAAGATACCAGCGAGTTTCAGGGCAGAAAAATGGTGGCGGATTACAAGGGTTGGGGCAGCACCCCCATCGCCAAATAACACCGCCACCCACACACAATTTACAGCGTAAACGTCTGAGGAATTTTGATTATGAAATCAACTATCGTCCCCGTCAATAACGTGACCCGTCTGGCTATCGCGGGCAATGAATTGATGAATCGTCCGTTTGGGGCGCCCGGCCTTGGGTTGGTATACGGCAAGCCTGGGCTTGGCAAAACGACCGCCGTGACCTGGTACGTTAACCAGGTGAACGGAGTCTATGTGCGAGCTATGCGCTGCTGCACCCCCTTGAGCCTGTTGCAAGACATCTGCGAAGAGTTGGGTTTGGATGCCCCCCGTACTAGCCGGGCAGCCATTCGCGCCATCACACGCGCCATGGCCGAGGACAACCGCCCTTTGTTTATCGATGAGGCCGATTACCTGATGGACAGAGGCGATCTGGTCGAGACCGTGCGGGATATTCATGACGTATCCACCGTGCCGGTGATCTTGATCGGCATGGACAAGATTGCCAAGAAGCTCAAGAACTTTCCGCAATTTGAAAGCCGAGTGATGGCCTGGGTTGGGTTCGGCCTATGCAAGTTTGATGATGCCCGCAAAATCGCTGATGACATGTGCGAAGGGTTCCGGGTGGCAGATGACTTGCTGCAAGCCCTGCTCAGTGCCGCTAACGGGGAGATCCGCCGTATCGTGGTCGGCTTGCACCAGCTCGAAAAAGTCGCCAAATCCAAAGGCCTTGAGGTACTGGCCCAGCGTGATTTTGAGGGCGCCTTCTTCCTGGGACACAAAGCAGCATGAGGAGCGATGTGATGCAAAACCCGAGCGTTCGTCACCGCATGTGGCAATCCATGCGCATCCTGAAACTGTTTGACCGTGATGACGTGGCCACCACCGCCGAGGCCAGCGTGAACACCGTTCGCGTGTATCTGCAGAGTCTTCTGAAAGCCGGATTTTTGCGCCAGCAGGGCGACAAGTACCAACTGGTACGCAACAACGGGCCAAGGCCCCCCGCCCCCAGCTACAAAGGGCGCGGCAAACGCGGTCTGCGCGGTGTCACCGACGAAAATGCCGGAGTGACCTATGTGCTGGATTGATACGCTACGCGAGCAGTGCCTGAGCCGCCAAATTCAGGTTGTGGCTGCCGAACTGGGGTACTCACGCACCGCCGTATCCAAGGTCATTAACGGAAAATACCCCGGCAATACCAAACACATCCAGGCAGCGGTCGAAAGAGCGTACCCCGCCAATACGGTGAGTTGCCCAGTGTTTGGTGAGTTGGCCAGAGACAAGTGCCTGTTTCACCAGTCACAACCACTTCGGGCCACCACGGGCGTCAGGGTGCTGCTGTATCGCAGCTGCAAAATCTGCCCCCATAACTGCCACAAGGAGGCAGCCTATGCGACCACTCAGTGAACGAGTGCTCATATCAACCCAGGCCCGTAAGTGGCTTAACGCTCAAGGATGCCGAGAAGTATCCATTCGACTGGGGTTTTCATCCCCAATGATTGAGGTAGACAGACCTCCACGGCATCTCAAGGAGACTGCGGTGGAAATTAAGGAAATCGTCGGGGACCAGGTGCGCATTACCTGGGCCGCGAATCGAGAAGGGTGCCTAATTATCTGGCGCTCGCTAACCCTGAGGAAGATGTAATGGCTAAGAAACCACGTAACAAGGCCCCGGCCAAAACCTATGTTTGCCAGAGCCGCGAGCAGGCAGTGGATGACATCCGCGCCATCGGCGACACCCAGCGCGAGATTGTGCGCCTGGAAACCGAGCTCAATGACAAGATTGCCGAGCTGACCAACGCGGCAGCTCCCAAGGTGGCCGAGCTCAAGGAGAAGGTCGCCGAGCTGCAAGGCGGGGTGCACTTGTGGTGCGAGGCGAACCGGGCAGCCCTGACCGAGAATGGCAAGGTGAAGACCGCCAATCTCATCACTGGCGAGATCCGCTGGCGCATCCGCCCGCCGTCAGTCACAGCACGCGGCGTGGACGATGTGATCGACTGCCTGCAAAAGATGAACCTCAAGCAGTTCCTGCGCGAGAAAATCGAGCTCAACAAGGAGGCGATCCTGGCTGACCCGACGAAAGTGGCCGCCGTACCAGGGCTCACTATCAAGTCCGGTATCGAGGATTTTGAAATCATTCCGTTTGAGCAAGATATTCAGTAATAAGCGCAACGCTTATTTGAAATAACAACAAATACCATTTTGAAAATATTTGGCGTAACAGCCAGGGGCTTTCTTACGCCAAATTTCAGGAGTAATGACCATGGAAATAAGTGCAAATCACGTAGGTGTCGAGCAGCTCGTTGCCCTCATTGAAGCCCGCCGATTCCCCATCGGGGTGGACTTCACTGACCCACTGGCCAATCGGCTGTACGACGCCTGCTCGGTGCTGATGTGTCATGCCAGCATTGCAGGGCGGCAAGCCTCCATCGCTCGCCGTCATATCAACACCGCCATGAGTGAAATGGGTAACAACCAGGGCGGCTATTACCACTTGCAGAAAGGCCTGGAGGAAATGAATGCGCAGGAACAAAGCGAGGCGCCGTCTGTGGTTCTTTGTAAGCAGTACAGCGCGGAGCTGACCGAGCTCTTGGCTGAGTATGGCTCTATCAATTCCCTGGTCACTGGGATGCGCAACGCTGCCACGGGCTTAAAAGAGCGTGGGCTTGTCGACTGGGCTGAGGAAATGAGTGATGGCGCCCAAGTCATCAAAGCCTTGCTGGGATTCCTGTCCGCCACGCCACGTTCCGCAGCTGATGAGCGTGGTGATGGCCATGAATAACATCAGATTCAAGGCTCAGAACCCGAACGGCTATGCCGCGTTGTCCCAACGAGCAGCCGAACTGGAGCGCGTTGGCCAGTTAGAGGAGGCGGCAGATATGTGGGGCAAGGCCCGCCAAGTCAGCAAGCAAAAACACAACGCATGGTGGGCTGAACGTCGCCGCGACTTCTGCCGCTCCTGCATCAAGCTCGGTATCCGGAGGGAATCATGATCAGTAAAGAGCAGTGGAAAGCCATCGAAGAGCACCTGAAGGCCATGTGGGTCGATATGAAATTCGACCTGCACGGCCACGAAATTCAGATCCGCCGGGCACGCAAAAGCGAAAGCAGAACCGTGTTGGAGGTGTTTATCGACGGTGCCATCAAGGGCGAGTGGGTGCAGAGCGTGGACAAGCTGGATCCTGCCGACCAGTTCATAAACCAGGTGGTGAAGCAGGTCTGGTTTCACAAGTTTTTTGCGCAATACAGCGCCAAGCAGATCGCGCAGTTGGAGAAGTACAAAAAACAGATCGGCATCAAGCGCTTCAAGGCCCAATGGGGAGACGGCGATCTGAAAAAACAAGGGTGCTACTACCTGATGTCGCACTTCGGCTCTGCCGCCACACTGGTGCGTCAGTTCAAGAAAATCGAAGGGCTGACCTTGATAACCCCACTGGAATGACGGGCAAAACAAAGGCCCCGCAAGGGGCCTGTGAGAGGTGAGGCATGGAAAAAGCAACACACAAATGCGGTGGTCACGTCATCTACATCAAGACCGGCCATCGCTACCAGGGAACGGTTCAATATTTCCGGTCTGATGCCGTGAACGCCATTGGTTGCGCAGCCTGTCGTGGTACATCGCAATCCGGTCCTCAATCTGATCTTCCCGGCCCATCGTGCTCTGGGAAATGAAATTGGAATGGATCTCGGCGATGACCAGCTCAACGGCCAGTTTGTAGAGTTCGCCATCAGTCATGGGGCTGCTCCAGTAATGAAAGGGAGAAAAACGGTAGCACGACCAACGTAAAACGATAAGCGAAACCACCCCGCCAAGCGGCGGGTTGGTCTGCCCGGAATGGTTTCCGGGTACTGATGAGCAACCAAAGGAAAAACATCATGGATAAACAGAATCACTACTTCCTCATTCGAGGGTTGGAAGCATCCGCGTTTTTAAATGAAAGTGAGCAAAAACAGCTACTGATGCTACTCGAACAACTTGAAACACGCCGCCGTTGGTGGGGCTATGAACCGACAGAGTTCATTGTGTTGCAGCGCGTATTGGGTGATGACGATGAGCCTGAGTGGCAAAATCTGGAGAGTGCAGCCAAAGCGAATGCCACACCTCCCCTAACCTACGTCTGTGGCTTCCCCAAGGAAATAAGATCCAACAAATTTACACGCTTATTTACGCACTTAGAATTTGATTGGGGGATGTCGATAGAGGAAGCAATGGCGACTTACCCTAGTTTTAGGGAGGGGGATGACATCCGATATAAAGCAAAAAATGGAGCCCTCAATGAAGGCTCCGAGCAACGTGTCAATCCAGCCATCCCTCTTGCAGGAGATAGCGCAGAAACGGCGTGCCAATTACATGTTGAGACGTGCCATGAAGGCATGGAGTCGGGTCAAGAGACGCCTTCAACAAATGGCTATAATGCTGCTCGATGAGTATCCATAGCCACATTTGACGATGCGTTGATAGAGACAGGCACTCTTCTTGTGTCAGCGCTTCGCCAGCCAGTCGTTCCTCCAGCCAAGCCTGGGTGTTTGACGACAAGGCAGGTAACAACGTGGTACTTCCCCTTGGCCATTTGAGTGTGGGGTGGTGAAGAAATTCACGTAAGGGGGACATGATTTTCTCTCGTTCAGCTTCAGTCACTAAAGGTTCCTTTGCGCATGTAGGTAAAACAAAATGGTCACGAAGCGTTTGCCCGTGACCTGCGAAACCACCCCGCCACCTGGCGGGGATGGTCTATCCGATGTGGTGATCGGGTACTGATGAGCAGCCATAGGAGAACATCATGAACCGCAACTACCTCATCAAAATCATCCACGTGGCCAAGCGCAATCTGAACCTGCGCGATGAGGACTATCAAGCGCTCCTGCTGGGCGCTACGGGGAAAGAAAGCTGCAAAGAGATGTCGTCCGAACAGCTCAAAGCGGCCTATCAGGCGCTCTCTGCGATTGGATTCAAAAAGTCCCGCAAGACTACCTCGACTAAACCCCAGGAACGCCGCCCCGCCCCGCGCGTGAGCATTGGGGACAAGATCGTGGCAGTGTGGGTCATCATGGGCCAGCACGGGGTTATCACTGATACCTCCCGCCATGCCCTTGATGCCTACGTGGTCAGGATGACCAAGGCAGAGAACGGAGGGGTGGGCGTAGCCAGCATCGCCTGGCTGGATGACAAACTGGCCGTGCGGGTACTGGAAGCCCTCAAACGCTGGCATATGCGCGTGATGAGGGAGGTGATAAAACAGCGTGGCCACGTACCTCTCTCCGGTTACGGCCCGCTCGTCGAGCAGTTTGAAATGAAGAAATAACAGCCTCCCTGGAGGCTGTTTTGCTATGCAGCGCGCCACGCGTTATCGGCGGAGTTTGAGTTCATCAGAGCCGGGTTCCCGGATGTAGGTTGCCCACCCAGTTGGTCCATCAACAGCGAAACGCATTCGCTCACCATCAAAGCTGGATACATGCATGACGGGCTTTTTTGCTATGCAATTAGTTGGCGGGCTCATGTCTTCAAAGCAGAGCAGATCGATGGCATCTTCAAAAAACGAAGCATCCCGGCCAGGATCAACACGATAGTTGCCATCCCACTCCATCACTGTGACGGAGAAATTACCGTTAGGGTAAGGTGCCGGGATCCCGTATTGGGATTTGAGCGTGACCTGGTTGCGATCCCACCAGTCAATCTTGCCCTGCCTGGTCAACGGGAAATGCCGCACTAGGATAAGATGTGGCCTTCCGCTGAGTTGGTGTACAGCCTCTATCTGAGGGGGCTGGCTCACTTGCCACACTCCATAGAGCACAGCTGCGCAGGCGGCCCCGAGCATCAGTTTGCGCATCATCTTCATCGACTACCCTCAATTGTTTTGGTCACGTTCATTTCGGTGATGAACGGCCGATAGCCGTACCCCACCCAGCGTTGCAGCACGAACCATATCCGGAAGATCCGAAACTGGCGATAAAAGGGATTCTGCACATCATCGTCATCCAGCCCAAAATGATCCTGGATGCGAAATTGCACTTGGGCTTTGTAGCGGTTGCCCGTCACCTCCAGCGATTGCAGGGTGATATGGGTCGACCAGGTATCATGCACCGTGATGCCCATACCGTTAACCCGGTCTGGCCAGCTGTTGAACTTGGGCAAAACAGTATTCAGTACCGCGTCTCTCAGCTCAACTTTGCGATACAAGGGGTAGCACCCTGATGTCCAATCGATGTTGTCTTCCAGAGCAGCTTGCAGTTTCGCCAGCGTCTCTGTTTCCTCTTTCATATCCAGCCGTTCACTCATTGCCCTATCCAGCAGCGGATGGCGAAACGTCGTCCCACTGTTGCCCTGCATGTGGCCGATCATCAACCGCATCAATCCCTTGTAGGGGCCGTAGAACGAAAACATATCCGACAGCGCCCGAAACTCATCAAACAATATGGCCGCGCTCGCCTTCCTGTCCGCCATGGTGAACGGATTGCAGCGCGCCGAGACGTCGCGCAAGCCGTAGAAGTTGCGCAAGGCATCCTCCGGAATATCGCCATAATGCATATCGGATGCATTCATGTCGTCCATCCGCCGCTGGCTGGTAAAGATAAGCGCAGGCAAGGGGAGTGGCATAATTGCCGAAATCGGCTTGGGGATAGGCACCGCTGGGGTGTGATAGACATCGCCTGACGACGAGAGTTGGCGGGAAATGTCTGACTGAAGGGCGGGAACGCCATCTCTACACGGATTACACAGCATGAACCTGCCGCCGGGCGGCAAACCAAATCGAGCGCGAGCACTCGCGGCCAACGTCGGTAACCTGGGCATGGGCATCATTGCCCCCATGAAGGGGCGATACTCAATCACCCCACCGCCACATCGGGCGCATACATCCACGTCATCCATTCGGAACAACCTCTTATGTGAGATCCGAAAGCGTGAATTGTTTCATATATCAATAAACCGATAACCTGCTCTTTTTGTCAGTGGCAAAATGTTGAGCGCCGATACATGCCACTCGTTATAATCCCAGCATCACCGCTGTACAAATGATCAGGAGCTTGCCATGAGCGAACAAAACCTCTCCCTCTTTAACGACCCGGATGCGGCGCTGCTGCTGGATCGGATGGAGCACATGCCCGCCGACGAGCTGAGCGCAAAATGGCCTGAACGCATTGCTGACCTGTTCCACGTGCTGCAAAGTGAACTGGCCCGTAATGGTGTCGAGTCCGAGAACAGCGTTAAGCTGGCAGCCAAGTGCGCTGGGGCCATCGCCTGGTACATGGGCGGACGCGCCACCTACCTGCCGACCGGGGAAACACTCAAAGCCGCCCTGCGCGATAACATCATCTTTGCCGAGTTCACCGGCAATAACATCGAAATGCTGTCGCACAAATATCACCTGAGCCACCCGGCGCTCTACAAAATTATCGCCACCCAGCGCAAAGCCCTGTCCCGCCGTTTGCAACCGGATATGTTCGCCTAACACCGCTTGCCCGGTGGTGTTACTTCAGATAAATCCCCCTCCGCCCCCCCCACCTTCATGATGTGGTTACCCAATGAAACCGGATAACCACCATGAAAGCATTACGTCGCTGCACCTGTGCGGCGTCCCCCTCTGACGTTCGCTCTATCAAGGCGCTGCGCAATCGCATAGCGGCCACCTTGTTCAAGGGCTCCCTGGATAACGCCCAAACTGCCTGTATCGGCGGACTGATTGCCACCACGGCAGTGGCGCGCGGGGTCGGTTTCGCCGCCCCCATGGCGCACCTGGCATACGTCTTGGCCACCATCTACCACGAAACCGCCACCACCATGCGCCCCATTGAGGAATACGGCAAAGGCGCTGGCCGCCCATACGGCGAACCGGACAAAGAGACCGGCCACGCCTATTACGGCCGGGGCTATCTGCAGCTCACCTGGCGCGAGAACTACGAAAAGGCCAGTCGCCTCTGTTTTGACCCCCAGCTTGTCCAGGGCGAACTGGATTTCGTTGCCAATCCAGAGCGCATGCTGGTGCCGTTCTACGCCGCCCAGGCCGCTCTCTTTGGCATGCGCCATGGCTGGTTCACCGGCAAATCCCTCGCCGACTACGACCGCCCCGACGGCTCCTTTGACTACATCAATGCCCGCCGCATCATCAACGGCACCGACCGCGCGGAACTCATCGCAGGTTACGCCCGCCAGTTTGAAGAAGCAGGGCGCCTGGCAATAGGGCTGGGCATTGAACGCGCCCAGTTGATGACCGGCGCCAAGGGCAGCGATGTGATTGAACTACAACTGGCGCTCGGCCTGCCTCACGACGGAGTCTTTGGCCCTCAGACCAAAGAGACCGTCAAGGCATTCCAGCGAGCTCATGGCCTGCAAGTCGACGGCGTGGTTGGCCCCACGACCTGGAGCACCATCGACAGTGAGGTCTATGGCCTATGAAACACATCAAACGTCTGGCCGTCGTGCTGGCCCTGGCCATTTCGGTGACCGGGTGCGCCGCCTCTTACGTCCGCTATGAAGTTTCTGGTCAACCGGGGTGTGCCCCGGTTGTTGTGACCGACTCCGCCATGGGGGTCTCTGTTCGTGTGCAGGCCAAGGAGATCCATTGTGAAAAACCGCAACATTAAACCCTTCCCGACAGCCATGTTCTTGGTGGGACTGCTCGGGTTGTCCGGGTGTACCGGGATCGTGACCTACGTCAAATCCGACACCCGTAACGACAACGTCCAGTGCGAACCGGATGAATCGCAGATCAAGTTCGGCAAGCGCTCCTGCGTCATCATCCAACAGGGCAAAACCACCACCAACAACACCAGTACCAAAGCCACCGTGCCCACCAATGAGGCATCGACCACTCAACAGGAGCTCGACCATGAATGAGCCAGGTTTGATCGTCGGTAGCCTGTTGATTGGTGTGGCCCTCGGGGTGTTGTTTACGAGCATCCTGCGCGCATCACAGCTCAAGCAACTGCACCGCCGGGTGAATGAGCTGGAAGAGCGCACCTTGCACCTGCCAGACCGGGATGAGTGGAGCGCGATGCGCCGCGATATCACCGAAGTGACCGGCGCGATGCGCTCCATCTCGGCAAAGCTGGAGGGCGTAGATCGCCTGGTGAGCCTGGTTGTTGAAAGCAAGTTGAATTGAGGAGTGATCATGGATTTTAAAGAAGTACAGCAACAAGACCGCCGCCTGGTGCTGCTGCGCGCTCTGCGTGACATGGGCGGCTTTGAGGCGAACGAATCCATCCTGGAGCAGTGCCTAGGCATGTATGGCCATGCTTGTGGCCGCGATACGGTGCGCACCGAGTTGGCCTGGCTGGCGGAGCAAAACCTGGTATCAGTGCGTGATGTCTCCGGCTGCATGGTCGCCACCCTGACCGGGCGTGGCGGTGATACGGCTCGCGGCGTGGTGATCGTGCCGGGCGTCAAGCGTCCGCGTCCATAGGAGGCCGCATGGTTGACGAACGAGTGCGAGCACAGTTGCCAAAATCCAGAAAAAGTAAAGTGGCCTTGCTGCCACCCGAGCTCAAAGAACAGATCAACGACATGATCCGCTCTGGCAGCCTGACCCAGCTCGATATTCATGCCCGGCTACGCCAGCTCATCGAAGAGAAGGGATTGGGAGAGGCGGCCATGCCGAGCTACACCAGCTTCAACCGTTATCATCGGCGTATGGAGGCCGTGGGCGACAAGATCCTGGCAGGCCGTCAGATGGCCGAGGTTTGGACCGCCAAGCTGGGCAAAGAGCCCTCATCCGATGTGGGCAAACTGCTGTTCCAGTTCGTGCAATCCCTGGCGTTTGAAACCTCGCTGGCGCTCAGTGAGGGCGAGAAGACCGTGTCCCCCAAGGCGCTCAATGAAATGGCGCTGGCCCTGCAACGGTTGGAAGCTGCCGCATCCAACAACCTCAAGCGTGAGCGCGAAATTCGCACGGCCTATGCCGAGGAAGCGGCCAACGCCGTCACGGAGGAGTTACGTGGCCAGGACGGTATCAGTGAGGAAATTGAAGCACGGATCCGTGAAATTTTGATGGGGAGAGCATGATGGCCAAGACCGCACAACCCAAGGCATTGCGTCCTGTCGGTGAGCCACTGCTCATCGACCTGAATGCCGAAGCCAGCAAGCTTGGCGTCGATATCACCACCGACACCAGCACGGCATTTCCGCTCAAGGAACCCGTGTTTTTACCCTATCAGGCCGCATGGTTCGCAGACGAAAGCGAGGTCATGATTGGCGAGAAGAGCCGCCGTACCGGCCTGACCTGGGCAGAGGCAGGCCGCAATGTCACCAACGCTGCCAAGCCAAAACGGCGGGGGGGCTGCAATACGTTCTACGTTGGCAGTCGTCAGGAAATGGCGCTGGAATACATCGCCGCCTGCGCCCTGTTCGCCCGCGCCTTCAACCAGTTGGCCAAGGCCGATGTCTATGAGCAGACACTGTGGGACAGTGACAAGCACGAAGAGATCCTGACCTACATGATCCGCTTTCCCAACAGTGGATTCAAAATTCAGGCACTGAGTTCGCGCCCATCCAACTTGCGCGGCCTGCAAGGTGATGTGGTGATTGACGAAGCGGGCTTTCATGAGTCACTTGACGAGCTGCTCAAGGCGGCCATGGCGCTGACCATGTGGGGTAACAAGGTCCGCCTTATCAGTACCCATAACGGCGTGGACAACCTGTTTAACCAATACATCCAGGACGTGCGTGAGGGGCGCAAGGACTACAGCATTCACCGCATCACGCTGGACGATGCGCTGGCTGACGGACTCTATCGCCGAATCTGCTATGTCACCCGCCAGGAGTGGAGCCTGGAGGCCGAGAGGGCATGGCGAGACCGGCTTTATAAAAATGCCCCCAACAAGGAATCGGCTGACGAGGAGTATGGCTGCATCCCCAAAAAGAGCGGCGGAAACTACCTCTCCCGCATTCTGATTGAGTCGGCCATGGTGCAGGCACGGGATATTCCTATCCTGCGTTATGAAGCGCCAGAGGATTTTGAATCCTGGCCAGAGCCCGTTCGTGTGGCCGAAATAGAGGCGTGGTGCCAGACCCACATCCAGCCGCTGATTGACCAGCTCGATCCGCGCAGTCGTCATGTCTTTGGTGAGGACTTTGCCCGCAAAGGCGATCTCACCGTGTTTGTGCCGCTTACCATCCAAAGTGACCTACGCAAGCGTGTCCCGTTCGCAGTCGAGCTGCGCAATCTCACCTACGACCAGCAAAAGCAGATCATGTTCTACATCCTGACCCGTCTGCCGGGTTTTCGGGCGGGGGCGTTTGATGCCACCGGCAACGGCGGCTATCTGGCCGAATCGGCCAAGCTGCGCTTTGGGCCGGACATGATTGACGCGGTCAACCTGTCCCAGTCCTGGTACGCCGAGTGGATGCCCAAACTCAAGGGCGAATTTGAAGGGTTTAACCTGGACTTGCCCCGTCACCAGTCAGTACTCGATGACCTGCTCAGCATCAAGCTGGTCAACGGCATCCCGCAGATCGACAAGGGCCGCCAGAAAGATTTGGAAAGCCAGGATGGCAAAGCCAGGCGCCATGGCGATTTCGCCGTGGCATTGGTGATGGCCGTCCGGGCCAGCTGGATGGAGGGGGGCACCATGGAAGGGTTCATCCCACTGCCAAGCAGGCATACGCCGGTCTCGAAATACAGCGACCTGGATGATTATCACCAATTTGAACAAGGGTGTTGGTAATGGCAAAAAGCAAGATCCTGGGGCCGGATGGCCAGCCGCTGGCGGCACCGACCAGGCAGGAGATCCAAACCGAGAATAATCCCCAGGTGGGGATGGTCATGCAGCAGGTCAGCACTCATCCCAGCGTGGGTATCACCCCCAATCGGGCGGCGGATCTGCTCAAAGAGGCTGAGCTTGGCAACCTCCTCGCCCAGTGTCAGCTGGCCGAGGACATGGAGGAGAAAGATACCCACCTGTTCAGTGAGCTTGGCAAACGGCGTCGCGCCTGGTTGCCTGTCGCGTGGACCCTGCAACCACCTGGTGATGCCAGTGCGGCCGAGAAAGCCGACTGCGCGCTGATGGAGCAGTTGCTGCGAAGCTTTGACTGGCTGCCCGATACCATCTTTGATGCCTCTGACGCCCTGCTCAAGGGTTTCAGTGCGCAGGAGTTTACCGGCTGGGAAAACGTGGATGGCCTGCTGGTGCCGCAGGGCTGCGAGTGGCGCGATCCGTCTATCTTCCAGGTCGCCCGTGCAGACCCCCAGACGTTGCGCCTGCGTGATGGCAGTGAGAACGGCATTGCCCTTAATCCGTTGGGCTGGATGGTGCATCGGGCCAAATCCAAATCAGGTTACATGGCCCGCACCGGCCTGGTGCGCACCCTCATCTGGCCGTTCATCTGGAAAAACTACAGTGTGCGCGACCTGGCCGAGTTCCTGGAGATCTATGGTCTCCCGCTCAAACTGGGCAAGTTCCCGGAAGGGGCCACCGAGAAGGACAAGTCCGCCCTGATGCGGGCAGTACTTTCCATCGGCCATAACGCGGGCGGTATCATTCCGCGCGGCATGGACATTGATTTTCAACAGGCTGCCACCGGCACGGCCGATCCATTTGAACTGATGATCTCCTGGGGCGAGCGCTCCATGTCCAAGGCTATCCTGGGCGGCACCCTGACCTCGCAGGCTGACGGGCAGAGCTCCACCAATGCCCTGGGCAATGTCCACAACGAAGTGCGCCAGGAGCTGCGCAATTCCGACCTGATGCAGTTGGCCCATACCCTCAACCGCGATCTGGTGTTTCCGCTGTATGCCCTCAATGCCCGCTCGTACCGCTCACCAGGTCGGCTGCCCAAGCTGGTGTTCGACACCACAGAGCCCGAGGACATGACGATGTTTGCCCAGAGCGTGCCGGGACTGGTTGGCATCGGCATGCGGATCCCACTGACCTGGGCGCATGAAAAACTCAAAATTCCGATGCCAGGAAAAAATGAGGAGGTACTGCGCGCCGCGTCGTCAGACTCCCTGTTTGGTCGCCTGCCGTCTGCGATGCTGAGCGCGCATCAACCAGTGGCTACCTTGACCGCAGAGGATACGCAGGCCGCGCAAGATGAGGGGCAAACGCAGTTGGATAGCGTGATGGCTGCTATCAATGGCGATGAGTGGGGTCGGGTGATGGGGCCGCTGCTGCAACCGGTGATCGAGGCCATCATCAAGCGCGGGCCAGAGGCGGCCATGGCGCAAGCCGCCACGCTGTACCCGCAGATGAACACTGACGCGCTGGCCGAACTGCTGACACGCGCCATTTTCCTGGCAGACACCTGGGGGCGCATTCGCGCGGATGTCGATGGCTAACATTTTCAATATCGGCTTGCTGCTGCGCATGGAGCCCAAGGAGGTGGTCGACTACTTCCAGGCAAAGGGCCACACCATCAGCTGGGACTGGCAAGAAACGCTGCACAGTGCCCACGCGCGCGGGTTTACCGTAGCCAAAGCGACCAGCCTGGAGGTGTTGACCACCCTTCAGTCATCGGTGGGGCAAGCGGTGGCCACGGGCATGACCATGCGCGAATTTAGCAACCAGCTGATGCCCGAGCTCAAGCGGCTCGGGTGGTGGGGGCAAACCACGGTCACCCATGAGAACGGCCAGCAACAGACCGTGACACTGGGCTCACCACGGCGGCTCGAAACCATCTACCGCACCAACATGACCACCGCGTACCAGGCGGGACGTTACCTGCAACAGATGAACCAGCCTGAGCACCCCTACTGGCAGTACATCGCGGTCATGGACAAGAGCACGCGATCTTCTCACGCCGCCATGAACGGCCTGGTGTTCGCCGCGACGGACCCCATCTGGGAAACGCATTATCCACCCAATGACTGGGGCTGCCGGTGCAGGGTGCGGGCAATGAGCAAACAGCGCCTGGAGGCCAATGGCCTGAGCGTCAGCAGCAGCGAGGGGGACTTGAGCACCACCACGGTGGAAATGGGTGAGAGCCTGGTCACTGGCGAGGTGTATCAGTCGGATGTCACCCGCTTTAGCACCGTCCGTAACGGCAAGCGCGTGAGTATGGCACCGAGCGCAGGCTGGTCGTATAACGTGGGCAGTGCCGCGTTCGGGACGGATGCAGCCGTGGCCAACAAGTTAATCGAGATGCAGGACCGGCCATTACGCCAAGCAATGACCCAGTCTCTTAACAACGCCCCGGTACGCCTGGCGGCCTATCGTGACTGGGTTGGCGCAGCCTTGGACGGGCGCGCCACCCAGGGGGTAATGCCGGTGGCGTTCCTCAGTGATGCACTGGTGCAACAGGCAGGCTCATCATCCATGGGGCGGGTTGCGGTGTTGTCGCAGCGAGCGGTGAAGTCAACACCACTCGACCAGTCCGACTATGAGGCATTGCCTAGCCTGCTCGCCGCCCCGCGCGCCATGCTGCGAGACGAACATAATGGCGATCTGCTGCTGCTCGGCGACAACCGCCTGATGGCCACCCTGGCAACGAGCGAGCCCAACGAGCAGGCCGTGCGCACCGGGCTGGCACGTTACCACGGGGACACATTGGCGCAGGATATGGCGGCGGGCCGTTATGTTCTTATTCAGGGCGAACTGCCGGGAGGCGAATAATGGATCTCGACATCAGCATTGACACGGCCAACATCCAGGCCGCGTTTGCCAGGTTCCAGGCGATGGGTGAGAACCCGCGCATCATCACGCGCCAGATTGCGGGCATCCTGGCGGACAGTAGCGAGCAGGCATTTGCCGATGAGCGGGATCCTGAGACGGGTGCCCCCTGGGCCGACCTGACACCCAGGCATCAGGCCCGGCGAAAGAAAGGCGGACATTGGCCTGGGCGTATCTTGCAGGTCAAGGGCTTGCTGGCAACGTCGCTGACCACCGGGTATAGCCCCACCACTGCCTGGATAGGCTCACCGATGAAATATGCGGCCATTCACCAGCTAGGAGGGACCGCTGGAATGCCTCCCGGCCCCGCGGCCATTTCCGCTCGTCCGTACATGGGGTTGGATGGGGTTGCTCGCCAGGAGATTTTGCAAGCCATCCAGGGCGCGCTGACGGGCTCGCTATAGGATGGCGCTACCAACGTATTGGCGTGGGTGTTAAAGTTGAACCTTGCGATTTCTCACGCGGTTTTCACGCGCATGGCGATGTCGCTTTCACCCGTCTTATCGTCGCTCACGCCATTTCTTCCTATATTTCCCCCTCGTTTGCACCGCTGTGCAACGTGTCATTTGAGATAAACCCCACCCCATGATGGCCCCCGCCATCATGGCGGCATGAAAACACAACTTCACCCCATTGCAGCACTGACAGCTGCCGCCCTGGCCCCGGCCCGCGTCGCTATCCTTACCGCCGATCTGCAATCTGCGGCTGACGGATGGTACCAGCTGCTGCCCGCTGGCAAGTTCAAGGCCCGAGACGGCCGCCCCTTCGATGTGGACGGCGGTCACTGGCGTTTGGATGCCGAGATTGCGGCAGATCTCATCACCAAAGCCACGCTGCTGGGGCAGGACATTCTCATCGACTATGAGCACCAGACCCTCAACAAAGAGGTGAACGGTCAGCCCGCCCCGGCTGCCGGCTGGTTCACCGGCTCGGAGATTGAATGGCGTGAAGGCGCGGGACTCTACGTCAAGCCCCGCTGGACGAAGAAGGCGGATGCCTTTATCGACGCCAAAGAGTACCGGTTTCTCTCCGCTGTTTTCCCCTATGACGCCTCGGGCCGTCCGCTCGAGTTGCGCATGGCAGCCATCACCAACGACCCCGGCGTGGTTGGTATGGATGCCCTGGCCGCCCTGGCGGCAACCCTGACCCTTCCCGTTTCTATTCAAAAGGATATCCATATGGACGAATTACTCGAACGCCTGCGCATGTTGCTCAAACTGCCCGCAACGGCCACGGCCCAAGAGATCCAGGGCGCATTGCAAGCCATCGTCGAGATCATAAAAACCGAGGCCGATGGCGAGGCCATGCTGAGCCGCGAAGGTCTGATGGCTTACATCAGTAGCCGCCGAAGCCAAATGGCCACCCTGACCGCCCAGGTCAGCGAAAAGACAGCGGCCCTGACCGCCGCCAGTGGCCAGGTTGATCTGACCCAGTTCGTGCCCAAAGCCACCTATGACGGCCTGGTGCAACAAGTCGCTGTCCTGAGTGCCAAGACCAACACCCAGAGCGTGGACGTCCTCATCAAAGGCGCCCGCGACAAGGGGCAACTGCTGGCTTGCGAAGAGAGCTACGCCCGCCAGCTGGCCTCCCAACAAGGGGTGGCCGCTCTGTCCGCGATGATAGATGCCCGCCCGGTCATCGCAGCCCTCACTGCCAGCGCCCCGCAAAGCGTGGACGTCGACCAAGGTAAGACCAAAGGCGTGGCCGTTCTGACAGACACCCAGGCCATTTCTGCCAAAGCCGCAGGACTGAGCCCAGAGCAATACCTGGCCAAGTACCCGGTTTAACTCCCCGTTATCGTCAATTTTTCAAAGGACTTATTTATATGGCAATGATCACCCCCGCCTTGCTCACGGAGCTGCAACGCACCTGGCGCCAGGATTTTCAAAACGGCCTGGCCATGGCGCCAAGCCAGTACAAAAAAATCGCCTCGGTGATCCCGTCCAGTAGCGGGGCCAACGTCTACGGCTGGCTCGGCAAGTTCCCGATGCTGCGTGAGTGGATCGGTGCCCGTGTCATCGAATCGATGAAATCTGACGGCTACATGGTGCCCAACAAACTGTTCGAAGGGACGGTGGGTGTGTCGCGGGTTGATATCGAAGATGACAACCTGGGCATCTACGCCACCTTGTTCCAGGAAATGGGGCTGGCCGCCGAACAACACCCGGACATTCATGTGTTCGAGGCGTTGGCCAACGGGTTCGATCAACCGTGCTATGACGGCCAGAACTTCTTTGATACCGAGCACCCCATTTACCCGAATCCGGATGGGACGGGCACCCCGAAAATGCACTCCAACGTGTACATGCCGGATGCTGACTGGAAGGGCCTGCCCTGGTTCGTGCTCGATACCTCCCGCGCCATCAAACCCATCATCTACCAGGAACGCACCAAAGCGGAGTTGGAGATGAAGTACAGCGCCGCCAACTCCGATCACGTGTTCATGCTGGACGAATACCTGCACGGCGTGCGGATGCGTAACAACGTGGGTTATGGGTTCTGGCAGATGGCAATGGCCGGTCTGGCCGAGCTCAACGCGGACAACCTGTGGGAAGTGATCCAACGAATGCGCACCATCGAGGCTGATGGTGGCCGCAAGCTCTCCATGAAGCCGACCATGCTGGTTGTGCCGCCGGGCTTGGAGAAAGTGGCAACCCGTCTGCTGGAACGTGAGCTGGATGCGTCCATGAACGGCACCACCTCCAACGAACTGCGCAATCGCCTGGAACTGCTGGTCGCCGACTACCTGTAACCCTTCCCCCCCAAGGGCCTGCCTGCTGGCTGGCCCGTTGATGGAGTAAACAATGCAATGGCTGATACGAATCAAGATATCGCTATTAATGTGCGCTGCAAGCGTCGCCCGCGCTATATCCGGGCGGGTGTGGCGTTCCCCTTTGGCACGTCAACCCATATGGTCACCCGTGCGCAGTTGGACATCCTGCAAGCTGACCGGGCCGGGGCGCTCAAGATCTCGATTGCCCAGACAGAACCGGGGACCACTGACAGCGAAACACCGGCGTTTTCGGTGGATGGTGTGGGCGATGAGTTAGTGGGTAAAGACCGCCCAGACCCGGAGCAGGAAGTGGTACTGGGCAAAGATAAGCTCGCGCATATCGTCGCCGCCCTGAGCAATCGCCCCGAAGACGCCCCTGTCGTGCTTAACGGGGAAGGCAAACCGGACCTGGCCTGGCTCAAGAAAACCCTGGGCGAGAAAGTAACCGCCGCCGAACGTGATGCGGCGCTGTCTACCATGGCGACATCCCTGGAGTAAATCATGCGTTATGCAACCCCGACCGACCTGGATGAGCGCTACGGCGCGACCCTCATCACTCGGCTGTCAGACAAGGACAACACCGGCGAGCGAGCGGACGCGGCCATCGCCCGCGCCCTGGAGGATGCAGATGTAGTTATCGACGGTTTTTTAGATGGCCGCTATCCGCTGCCGTTGGCGACCGTGCCCCGCGTGCTGGTACGCCTGTCGACCTCATTGGCGCGCTACCACCTGGAGGAAGGGTGCGCCACTGACCGCGTCAATGATGACTACACATTAGCCCTCAAGATGCTGGAGAAAATCGGCAAGGGAGAGCTTTCCCTGGGCTTGTCCACGGAAGGTGCCCGCCCCGAGCCGGGGATGTCTTGCGAGATAACGTCAGGTGGACACGTGTTCGCCCGCCAGGACTCACAGGGGTTTATCTGATGATTGCCGACGTAGAGGCCGCCCTGCTGGCCCGTATCAGTACATCACTGGGGCGCACTGTGCGGGAGGTGGCATCCCATCCAGGTCACTGGGATGACGAAGCGGTACGTCAGGTCACTCGCACTCCGCCAGCGGTGTACATCGCCTGGTTGGGGTTGATGCCAGGACGTTTTGATGGAGAGGTCGTCAACCGATGGGCGGCGTTCGTGGCAGCGCCGGTGGCCAATGCCCAGCGCACCGACCAGCTCGGCGCCTATCAAATCACTGAGCGACTCATTGCCACACTGCATGGTCGCTCCCTCTCTCCTGGCGGTCTCTTTTCACTGCAAGAGGTCAGGAATCTGTGGAGTGAAACCCAAAGCGGCACCGGCGTGGCCATCTATGGCCTCTATTTCAATTCACCAGGGCTGATAGACGAGCTGACCGATGAGGAGGAAGCCTTGCCCGACTTTGAACGCCATTACCAAACCTGGTCCGCCGACAACGTGGGCGCCCCGGAGATGGCGGCCCATATCACCCTGGATACGCCCAAGGAGTAAGAGATGAGCGACGTGCTCGATGAACTGCATATCAAACCCGCACCGGGCTGCCAGGTGCGCGACCCCCGCACCCGGTTGCCGCTGGCAGCCGCCGGGGAAATGAAACCTGCCATTGGCTACTGGCTGCGTCGTTTGCACGACGGCAGTGTGGTGCTGGTAGACACTCAACCCAAGAAAAAGGCGGTGGCCAAATGAACCAAATCCCCAATACCGTCCGGATGCCGTTGACCTATATCGAGATCAACAACCGGGCTTCAGGCAAGGGGCTGGCTACCCGTCAAGATACGGTGCTGATGTTCGGGTGTACCACCACGGAAGCGCAAACGGGGTTGGTGGTCAAGCCCATGGAAATCACCTCCGGGGCTGCTGCGACCGCGCTGTACGGTCAAGGCTCGATGCTGGCCATGATGGCTACCCGTTTTTTGGCCATTAACAAGACAGCAAGGCTCTATTGTGTCCCCATCCGAAACGGCACGATCACCACGGCCACCGGTGTACTCACGCTGACGGGTAAAGCCACCGCTGCGGGTGCCTTGTCTGTGATGATCGCCGGTCAGCAGGTAGAGATTGACGTGGTTGAGAAGGATACCCCTGCCATGTTGTATCCCATGCTCATCGCCGCCATCAATGCTATCCCCGCCATGCCCGTCATTGCGTCTGTAGATGCGAAAGACGGGGTGCTGCTGACGGCAAAATGGAACGGTAGCACCGGATGCCAGATTGATGTCCGGATGAACTACTACGCCCATCAACGGGTTCCGGCTGGCCTGGATGTCGACATCACCAAGATGAGCGGCAGTACCACTGACTCCTCTTTGTTAGATGCCATCGGTGCGATGGGCAACACCTGGTTTAACCGGGTCGTGAACCCGTTCACGAACAGTGCCGCATTGACCCAAATGGCCACTGAACTGCTGACCCGATGGGGGCCGCTCAAGATGATCGATGGCATCGCATTCCAGGCATTTCGTGGCAATTATGGCGAGACGTCAGCCTTTGGTTTAGCGCGCAATGAATTTCTGTTTTCGACCATGGCCACCGGGATCTCACCGACCCCGCCTTGGGAGCTTGCGGCCATCAACTGTGCAGTGGCATGTTCCAGCCTGTCCATCGATCCGGCGCTGCCGTTGCAGACGTTGGCACTGCCAGGTTTCTTGCCGCCTGCGGAGGGCGATCGCTGGGAGTGGAACGAGAGCAACAACCTGCTCTACGACGGTATCTCACCGTTCTCGGTGGACGATAGCGGGGTGGCTCATATCCTGCGGCAGATCACCATGTACCGCAAAGACGATTACGGGAACCTGGATGACAGCTACCTGGACGTCAATACCATCGCCACGCTGTCCTATATCCGCTACGTCACCAAGGTGCGTATCGAGGGCAAATTCGGGCGAATGAAGCTGGCCGAAGATGGCGCTCGCTTTCGGCCGGGCTCCTCCATTGTGACCCCCAGCATTATCAAGACCGAGCTGCTGGCGCTGTTTACCGAGCTGGAGTGGGCGGGACTGGTTGTCAACTTCGAACACTACAAGGACGAGCTGCAAGTAGAAATAGATGAAAACGACCGTAACCGGGTCAACGTCTACGCCTCGCAGAACATCGTCAGGCAGTTTCGCATCTATGCCCAAGCCATCAACTACGTCGGATAAGAGGTTACATCATGACATCACCGTATCAGTACCAGGGAAAAGCCATCGTCACGGTGGATGGGGCGGAATATCCCACTCTGGACGGCGCCACGTTCACCCCCTCTGGCGACACCCGCGAGGTTATCAAGGGGGCCAAGGTTTACGGGTTCAGTGCGACCCCGACCGAGGCCACACTAGAGGCGAAATTTCCCAACAACGGCGCGTTGTCCATCGCCAAGATTAATGCCTGGGACAACGTGACCGTGCAGTTCAAACCAGATGTGGGCCATACCCACATGATGGCCAACGCCTGGGTCGCCGACCCGGCCAGTCTGACATTCAAGGGCGAGATTTCAGTCAAGTTCGCCGCTGTTGAATCCAAGGAGATTTAAATGCATACCCTGACCTTAAAAACGGGCCTGCCATTTGGCAAAGATGAACAGCGCACCTTCGAGCGTGACGTGGAGCTCCAGCAACTGACCACGGCCCAGTTGCTCGATGCTGAGGAGGCCTCCGAGAAAGTGGTGTTCGACCTGCAAGGTCAGCCTACCTTGACATCCAGCCCGTTTCGATTTGGCCTGGAAGTGACGCGTCGGCGCATCAAACGGGTTGGCCAAATCAATGGCCCACTGTCTCGCGAGCTGTTGGGCCAGTTGACCCCCGATGACTATGAAGCCATCAACAAGGGCATCCGCGACATGGACAAGGCACAGGCCAATGTCCTGATCGCGGGTGAGATGGCTGAGCGGGGGCGAGTGCAAGCAGTATCTGAGTGATTTGGAGCGGGCTGCGCTGGCGGTCGGCATGAAATTTCAAGGCGGGCCGCAGTGGGCATTGGCACTCCCACTGCCCCGCCTTCTTAGATACTGCGCCTTGCTAAAGGAGTCATCGGATGGCAACTAACACCACCATGACCGCCTCGGTGGTGGTCAACCTTGTCGGCAATATGGCCCAGCGCGCCCGTGAGTTTGGGGGCGCTATCACTCGCATGGACAAGGACGCCAGCCAGTCTCTTTCGCACCTGCGCCAATCAGTTCGTTCAACATCTGACAGCATTGATAGCATGGGCAAACGCGCACTAGGCGTGGGCGTGCTCGGCATCACTGCCGCCGGTTACGCCCTCAAAAACACCTTTCTGACCCAAGCCAAACAGATGGAGTCCTATCGCGGGCAACTGCGAACCTCGTTTGGCAAGGGGGGCGCTGACGATGTGCTGAACTGGGTGCAGGAGAACGCCCGAAAGACCACGTTTGCCATCGGCGATGTGATTGAATCCATCAACATCCTCAAGTCGTTCGATCTCGACCCCACCCAAATTTTGCCCGCGTTCCAGGACGCCGCCGCTGCCGCAGGCTTGGGGCCAGAGAGTGCCAAAGACCTGATGGGGCAATTTGGCCAGATGTGGCAGAACGGGAAAATGTCACCGGGTGCGGTGAAGGCGTTTACCGCCCAGGGGCTCAACCCTATCGCGCTGCTGGCCAAGGAGACGGGCAAGGGTGCCGACGAGCTGATGAAGGCCATGAAAAAGGGGCAATTGGGGCGTGATGCGCTGCGGTTGCTCGTGGTGGCCATGAGAAAGGAATTCGACGGCGCCTCGGTTGATTCCATGAACGACATCAACGGGGCGATATCCAGCATGGGTAACACCTGGGAGCAGTTTCAAATCAAGGTGATGGACGCAGGCGTCACTGACGCCATCACCAAGCAAGTGCAGGCCATTGTGCAGTTGTACGACGCGGCCGAACAGTCGGGGCAGTTGGACAGCGTTGTTAACAGTGCCGCCTCGATGCTCAAAACCATCATTGAAGAAGGCCCCAAAGCCGCTCGCAGCGTGATGGAAGTGGCGAGCGCTATCAACACGGTGGCAGAGGGATTGGGCGGCTGGGAGACCATCGGCAAAACCCTGGTGGCATTGTATGCCGCCAACAAAATGATCCGGATGGGCAATGCGGGCATTGGCATGGGCAAAACGGCCTATGGCGTGGGCCAGTCTGGTGTGAAAGTGGCACGTTCGGGCTGGAACTATCTACGCGGTCGAGGTGGCCAAGGTGGGCCAGCTAGCGGTGGCGTTGAGGTGCCCGGACTGGATGCAGGGTTGCAGCGGGTGTTTGTGGTCAATTGGCCAGCGGGCATGAGCGCCGGTGGCTGGGGCGAGATGGATGGCGGTAAACGGCGCAAGGGGCTTGGCAAGAAAGGCCGGGGCAGCAAGTCGGTTACACCGACAGCCAGGCGCACCCCGTTGCCATCGGTTCAGCCGAACGTGCCGCCCATGGCCGGTGTGGGAAAAGCGCTCAAGTTTGCCTCGCTTGCCGAGAAGGGGGTGCCGCTGCTTAACGCCGCCTTTACCGTCGCAGCAGTGGCGTCTGCAGATAACAATGAGCAGCGCGGCGAAGCGTTGGGGGGCGGTGCTGGCGCTATCATGGGGGCCGCTATCGGCACCGCCATTTTGCCAGGTATCGGCACGGTGCTCGGCAGTGTACTGGGGGATTATCTGGGCAGCTGGCTGGGCGGCAAGGCGGGCCGAGAACTCGATGAGCCCGTCAAGCCTGAGCCGTCACCGTCGAAAAGCGAAATCAAGGTCACGCTGGACGTACCGGACAGCGTGAAAGTCAAAAGCGTGCAAACCCGCACAGATGAAAACGCCATGGCCTTTTACCGTGGCGCGTACTGGGGAGGTTCTTGATGGTCACGGCTGTATCTGATGGCTCCGGCCACTACCGGACAACACTGGGAGAGGGAGAAGGCACCTTTCGCGGGGTACCGTTCCTTATCATGGATGAGGTCAGTCAACGAGGTGGGCAACGCGTTGCCCGCCGCGAGTTCCCCCAGCGCAGCGATGGCGGAGCTGATAGCTTGGGCACAAAAATGCGCGAGCGCACCTTCCAGTGTGTGGTCTTGGGTGGCGATTACATGGCGCAGCGCGATGCGCTGATGACCGCCTTGGATGCACCAGGGCAAGGTGAGCTGGTGCATCCATATTGGGGCACCTTGCCCGTGGTTATCGAGTCCTGGGACAGTCGGGAATCCCTGTCGGCGCAAGGGCGCTGTGATTTCACCATTTCATGCCTACCACCGCTCTCGACTACGGCCCCCCAAGCCAGTGACGATACCGAGCAACAGGTGGCGGATGCCGCCGATAATGTCACCGCAGCCGCAGAGGAAAATTTCACGAATAGCTGGTCACTTGATGGCTTGAGTCTCAGCGATATGGACACTGTCATCAAAGGCGTGACGGACACGCTTGCAGACATAGAAGGGGCGGTGAATTCCATGCTGTCTTGGGTCGATGATGTGCAGCACACTCTGGGGCTGATCGATGCCATGAAGGCCAACGCTGAACACCTCATCAACGCCCCGGCCCAACTGGCCTCGGCACTGTCTAGCAGCCTCGGCAGTATCCGCACTATCTGTAGCGTGTCCGACAGCCTGGCCACCTATCGTCACATGAGTGCTCGGATGGGATTGACGGGCAATGGCGTCGTCATGACCTCCTCGCGCTATCAGCGCCACCTGCAAACTAATCTGTGGCGTACCAAACGCGGATTGAGTCCACAAGTCAGGGTGCTCCCTGTCAGTGCTCAACAAGCCTTGGCCAATCTGGAAAGCCTGGATTTTTTTATGGCGCAATGCATCCTGACATGCCTGACACAATCCTTTTCCGACTCGCTGACACAGGCAGTACAGGTCGCCCAACAGCGGGCGCGCCAATCAGGCCTGAGCAAGGTGTACGACGCAACCATGCCCGCGACCTGGGTGCTGGAGAGTCGTGCACAAGCCCAGGACGGTGTCAGTGTTCTCGCCAGCGCTTGGGATGACGTCATGCTGCAAGCCAGCACCCTGCGCTGGTCAGGGCTTTCCAGGGAAGCCAGAACAATGCGCCTGCTCATCTTGGCCGACACCCGAGAGCGTATTTTGTTGCTCCCCAAAAGTGACAGGGTCACCACCACGCTCATGGAGCCCGCGCTGCTCACGATGCATCGCTATGCTGGCGACTGCCGGGGCTGGCAAACCATGGCCAGACGCAACGATGTGATCAATCCACTGTTTGTACCAGGTGGGGCGGATGTGGAGGTATTGAGTCATGGGTAATGTCGCCTTGCGAGTTGCGGGTCAACGCTACAGCGGTTGGCTGTCGGTGGACATATCCCGTAGCCTGGAGTCGCTGGCGGGGGAGTTCTCGGTGGGCGCGGTACTGGAGTCCACCGCCCCATTTCCGGCCATCGTGCGTGGCCAAGAAGTGCTGGTTGAAATTGAGGGGCAGCGGGTCATCTCGGGATGGGTGCGCAAGACGGTGAACAAAATAACGGGAGAGGAACTGACATTGACCATCACCGGTCGTGACTACACCGCAGACCTTGTGGATTGCAGTGCGGTGTTCAAGGCTGGCTCCTGGGTAGGTCGCAACTTGGAGCAGATAGCCCGCGACCTGTTGTCGCTCTTTCATATCGACGTAGTATGGCAGGTGGCCGACCCCAAGGCGGCGGAGCCCTTTCCCAAGTTCAAACTGGATCACTCCGAGACAGTATTTGAGGCGCTGTCCCGAGGCGCAAGGCAGCGCGGGGTTATCCTGACCAGCGACCCCCATGGGCGGGTGGTGTTTACCGAGCCAGGACTGGCAGGTCATGCCGATGCCCTGGTGTTGGGAGAGAACCTGCTGGAGTGTGAATACGTCGATGATGACAGCGACCGGTTCAGTGTGTACCAGGTACTCGGCGACAGCGCCGGTGGCACCGAACTTGGGGAAAGCATGCTGCTAGAGCAGGTCACCAGTGTGACAGCCACGTTCGTGGATGATGCGGTGCCTCGTTGGCGGCCAAAGCAGATATTAGCCAGTGTCAGCACCAACGCGGTTGCCGCCAAGGCGCAAGCGCAAGCCGAACGGGCCAAGGCCCTATCTCAAGGGCAGCGGGTCACGGCCAAGGTACGCGGTTGGGAGCAACAAAACGGGGCGCTTTGGCCTATAAATGCCACCACTACGGTGACGGCACCCATATTAGGTTTGCAGGACAGGGAGCTGCTGATTGTTGATATTCGATTTGGCCAGGATGATGATGGCGGGGAGTTGGCGACCATGACCTTGGCCCCCAAGGAAGGGTACGATCTCCCACGAGAGGTTGTTCCAAGTGAACAAGCGTCGGCATGGAAAGGCATCGGCATTTCCCAAGAACAATTCGACCGTGAAATTCCGACACACCTGAAACGCCCAGGGTAATACTCGCTTATCGTTGTCAGGTTGACACTCCCTCGCGCAGCAGTGTCAACCATCATAAATCCACACACTCTCTTATCCCCCTCATGATCTCATCAGTGCTTTCACTGATGAGATTTTTTCGTGAATAAAGACGCCCTCGCCCGTGCATTGGCACCGTTGCTACGCCGCATTCGCACATCGGTAGCGCGCGGCATTATCTCGCTCATCAATGACGCCAGCGGTCACCAGACCGTACAGGTTGTGCTGCGTGATGGTGAGCCTGCGGATGATCTCGAACGCTTGCAGGAGTACGGCTTTTTCAGCGTGCCCCTGGCTGGTGCCGAAGCGCTCGCGGTGGCGGTGGGTGGTAAACAAGATCACCTTGTCGTGGCCTGCGTAGCCGATCACCGCAGCCGCCCCAAAGAAGGTAATGCCGGAGATGCTGGCATTTACCACTATCAGGGCCATGAAATTCGTCTGGAAGAAAATGGGGTGGCCCGAATAAAGAGCAAAAAATTGATTTGCGAAATAGAAGAGGAAATCAGCATGACTGCCCCCGACATTATTTTAAATGCAAACCTCAAGGTGACGGGGGAAACAACCCTTGAGGGGGGGGCCAATATTGGCGGCATTGAATTTGATGAACATCGCCATAAAGAGACGAATGACGTGACAGAGGGGCCGCAATAATGCGCGACGCAGGCATTACCTGGAAAAATGGGCGCGGCTGTCTGGTATTGACCGGTGGCGACTTGCTCAACGACGACAGCGTTAACACCGCGCTGATTATCTCCTACTTCACCGACCGCCGCGCGCAACCTGGCGACACAATACCGGATGGTAGCAACGATGCGCGGGGATACTGGGGCGATGCGTATCGGGCTTCGCCGATGGGTAGCCGTTTGTGGCTGCTGGCGCGGGAGAAGCAGTTGCAATCTGCGCTTGAGAAGGCGGTGCGCTATGCCAAGGAGGCCACCGACTGGATGAAGGATGATGGGCTGGTATCGGCTATCAAGATCACGGCCAACTCTCCTCGCGAGGGGGAGCTACGTCTGATCACGGATGTGACCCTACCTGACGGATCAGCCTTACCCGCGATTGAGTTTATTGCCACTGGGTTGGGGGTGTGACATGTCATCGTATACCCCTCCTACGCTGCCAGAGATTATTGTCCAGATCCAGGCCGATATTGACTCGCGCCTGAGCGGTGCCGAGTCATCAGTGCGCAACCGTGTTCTCAATGCCATTTCATTTGCCTTCTCCGGCGCGATCTCTGGTGAATATGACGAACTGGCCTGGCTGGCCAATCAACTTATTCCGCACCTGTCAGATGATGCGTTCCTGCTGCGCTGGGCGGCGTTCTTCGGTGTTCCACGCAAACAACCGGCAGTAGCCAGTGGGAGCGTGTCGGTAGTAGTTGCCAGTGCACTGACCATCCCGGCAGGTACGCAGTGGCGCCGCGCTGATGGGACGCTCTATGAAAGCAATGCAGATATCACGGCCTCGTCTGGTGGCTCGCTTCTCGTTCAGGCGATTGCCCAGGAGCGCGGCGCGTTGGGGAACTGCATTGCAGGCACCGCCTTGACGCTGGTTAGCCCCATTACTGGAGTGCAACCGGTAGGCAGTGTCAGCTTTGACGGGATGGTCGGTGGCGCGAACCAGGAACCCATCGAGCAGTTACGTTCGCGGTTGCTGTTGCGAGTGCAATACCCACCGCAAGGTGGCACCAAGTGGGATTACGAACGTTGGGCGCGTGAGGTTCCTGGCGTGGTGATGGCCTGGTGTTTTCCCACTTGGCAGGGCCCCGGCACGGTGGGAGTTACGTTCGTGCTTGATGGTGAAGGGGACGCCATGTTCCCAACGGAGGCGGATGCAGAACGGGTGGCAAGCTACATCGACTATCACCCAGATCCACTGACCGGACAGCCGGTTGGCCAGCCACTGGGGCCGGTGGTCACGACGTTCATCAGCGAGCCGCTGTACGTGGACTTCACCATCAAAGTGAGCCCGAATACGCCAGAAGTGCAGGCTCAGGTAATGCTGGAAATAGCCACGTTGATGGGCAGTCAGGGGGCACCTGACAGCGCGATCCCCCCTTCTCATATCCGCAAGGCGATTGCGAGGGCCGCAGGAGTGGATGACAGCGAGTTGCTGTCCCCGACTGCATATATCGTGACAACCCATAACCAACTGGCGATGCCAGGAGAATACACATGGGAATAGACGTTTCCGTCAGAGAGGCGCGCCCGTCACCGACATACCAGCGCGCCCTGCTGCAATTGATGCCTCGCGGGCAAGCGTGGGATACCCGGCCCGATGGTGACTCCGGCAAGTTAATGCTGGCCTGTGGCGACTCGTTTGCGCGCGTGGATAGGGACAAATGCCAGCTGAGCAGTCGGGAGCGCTACCCCTCCAGTGCCACCTGGTTGTTGCCTGATTGGGAGGCGTGCCTGGGACTACCAGAGTGTGCCGGACTGTCCCAATCCATTGCCGAGCGCCAACGCGTGGCGCAAAACAAGATGACCTTTTACGGCAGTCTGAACCGGGTGTTTTATGAAAATTTGGCGAAAGCCTACGGGTTCGACATCGCCATCACGCCAGACCCGGATAACTCGTTCATATCCAAGGTGAACGTGAAGGGGGGGATCCCCTATCGCGATGCCAACGTGCTAGACCCCTGTACCACGCCACTGCGCGTGTACTCCTATTCGGAGTTGCAGTGTGTGCTGGAGCGCTATTGGCCTGCCCACCAGGGCATGACATTTACGTTTGATGGAGAGTAACGATGTATCACGTTGACAATAAAACCGGGGTGTCGAGTATGCCTGACATCCCCCCCTCGGAATCAGCCGTCCCGCAGTGGTTCACCGAGGGCGGGCCAGGTGAGACGCCTACAATCCCTGGCTCGACCACGTGGAACATCTGGCAAGCGGAGCTGCTGAACATTCTGGCTGCTGCGGGGGTTAAACCTGACAAGTTCAAACTAAACCAGATTACGGAGTCTATCGGCCTCCTGATTGCTGGGGGTATTGAGGATGCCGGGCTGCTCCCAGGTGAGACCTACAAACCGAGAACCGACAGCCTGAACAACAGCCAGGGGCTCATATCTATAACGCAAAACAAGGATATGGATACCTGCGTGGCTGGCGATTTTGGTCTATACGAGCGCACTTCGTGCACCAATTCCCCACCTATTAAGGACGCCAAGGTTTACTGCGAAACACGGTCAACCGAAAAAGACAAAGGCCTTATCCAAACTGCTTATCCCGCTCAGGGCAGCGGCGGCGCTTGTTGGCGCGCCAAGGCGCAGACGGCAGCCTCTTGGACCGATTGGCGAATGTTTTATGACACCGCTAATCCGCCTTCACTGTCGGAACTGGGCAGCATCCCCCCTGTCGGTGCTGTTTTGCTATTTGAGGGGAACGACAATCCGGCAGCTATTTACAACGGCACGACCTGGGGCCGGGTAGCGGTGAACCTTAACTTGCGCGGCGCGGCAGAGGGTGAGTCAGGCGGTCTTACAGGTGGTAGCGACACTGTCACGTTGGGGTTGGAGCACATGCCAAGTCATGCCCACACGGTGGATGACCACGCGCACCACATTCCTGGGCATGCGCACTATCTATTCAATGATGTCTGGAGTGAGTACGGCAAACCGCTGGCGGCAAGTCCTTCCAGTGAGGTTGCAATAGGGGGCGTGAGCCGCACCGGTACTGACCGTGATGACTATTTGATGATGGCGTCGGTGGGCGGCAACTGGGCGGGTGTCTCAAACGTTGCGGGCGAGACAGATACCTGGGGGGCAACACCGGCAACTGACGCGCAAGGTGGCGGAGCCGTATTTTCGGTACTGAATGCCTTTTACAAACTGCATGTATGGAAGCGACTGACATGA